ACTGATCTAATAGCGCAACAGCAGCACCCTTACCACGATAAGGCTCTAAAACATACAGAACAACATCACTCGATACACGTTCACTAGACCATATAGGCGTAGATGTCCTAGCAACGTAGTAGCCAACAGGCATATGCCCATCTAAACACAGTAACGTATCCGTGTCTGGGTCATCAATAGCCCACTCTAGCCAGCTTCTGAACTTCTTAGAATCAAAATCATGCCAGTCAAAGTGTGGAACAATCAGTTCTACCATCCCATCGTAGAATAAGGCTACGTCCGTATGGGTAGTATTACGCACAACTAGGTCAGAGGACATGGTATTCCTCCATATTCTCCACTTCTAGCACTCTATCCATGTCAGATGGTGCCCTTGCATGGCGTACTGACATCACCGCATACCGAAGAGCGTCCATTAAATCATCCCGCTCCTTCACAATGCGGCCGTCTTTGCGATGGTACAGCCTGAATTCCTCCCAGAAGTCGCCCAAATGTGACGCAATCTTCAGCTTTCCTGTCTGCATACGGTTCAATACGTCCGCAATACCCGCCTCAACGGAGTAGTCTCCACTCGGATACATGGTCCTTTCGCGCAACATCTTGACCCCATTGTCGCTATAGAGGTCTTTTATGGTGCGTCCAGCTGTCCTATCATGCTTCAGACCATCATGCGGCCACGCCACATAGCAGCCATTCGCCCTATCCCGTATAGCAGCGGCGTGAACAGCAAGCGGTTCCTTGGATCGCCTATAGGAATCAGACACATAGATGACATCACGGTCCCTATCCCAACGAATAAAGACAGCAGAGGTCGGATGATCCCAGTCGCCAAAGTCAACTGCCCCCAGAGTAGCCCAGTAATCCGGCATTCCGCCGCCAAAGTCGTTCAAGGAGAAGCTGATACGCTCCTCTGCTATTGGATAGACGCGGCCTGAGCCCAGCATCGGGATGCCCTTGGTCCTGGCGTCCCGCTCATACTCAGGATACTGCGATAAAATACGCTCCTTCATGCTCTCACTCATGTGAGGCGCGTCATCAAGGGTCATATTAACAATGTATCGATGCTTGGCAGCGTCATCAGAAGGCTGCAAGTAGCGGGTGACTACCCGGCTCATGCCCAGCAGCGGCGTAAACGTGACAAAGACCATGCCAGCAGTCGCATTAACCCTGGTCAGCCCTTCCGTATAGATCTCTTCAGGGGGCTCCTCATCATACCAGACGAAATCAAGGGTCTGACCCTGCCATTTCTCGCGGCCCTTCTCGTAGGACTTGAACCAGATATGGCTATTACGCCCTGATATGTGCTCAACAGTCACACTATCGACAGCATCCGGTACACCGCGCGCCATCTGAATATCAACGATATTCTCTGCCGGTATGGAGCCAGTGCCGAATTCCCTGCGTACACCAAGCAACAGACGTTGTGGATTATCCCGTGTACTCTCGGAGGTAACCCCGGCACACCAAGCACTCACCGCTCTCTTGAACCGCCTGCCTTCCCACCAGTCTGGATAAATGCCAGTGACATGCATGGCAACCTCCATGGCGGCACTGTAAGTCTTGCCTAGCTGATTCCCGGCCATGAGCAGACGCTCCGGGTAATCAGCCCCCGCCGTATGGAATTCAAGCTGCTTCTCATAAGGTGCATACTGAAGGAGCCGCTGCATCTGTAGCTGCCTGTCGAGCATTTCTACATAATGAGTAAGCTCTGAGAGGATTTCTGTCCTGGCCACGTCAGGATCGCTAGATCTAGTCTCCATGCCGCACGGATATACCACGCATTCTAGGGGGCCGTAAAGGCTGAAGCATACTCAGGGGTAAAGTTCACAAAAAGGAATCATCTAAATCCTACGTTCTGTACTCGTTCTCAATTCCGTACCGTACAGAAAACGTACAACAACGTACAAACCGTACAACCAAGACGGCGTACACGTAATCGTGCGCAATGTGCGGGCATGGGGCACCCGTCGTATGTAAAAACGTGACATAAGGCCCCCCAAAACCAACGGCTTACAAGAAAGCCCTTGACAGGGTATTTCAGGCTGATACCACTTGCTTAGGAAATCCAAGGACGCCTGATGAGCATGTTTTAAACTCTCCTGGGCTGTCGCCCGGAGAGAGCACCAAAGGAACATTCGTTCATGAGCTTTTGGTGACAGCTCTGTCTAAAGACCTAACCTACTTTGATTTCCTGGACTTCTTCTTTACCTTGGGGCGGGCCTTAGCTTTGGGCTTCACGACCCTCGCAGGCTTATAACCATATCCTCTAACCATATTAATTCTCCTATCAGTCGTTCACAACAAACGTAGCCTCCTCAAACTCCTCCTTGGCAGCATCCATAACTTCCTTCTGCCGCTTCAAAGAAGCAGGGTCGATGTTCAACTGAGATAACAGACCGGAAATCTTCTCCTTCAACTCAGTCTCATCCAACGCCGCCGACGCATTCATAGTAAGCAAAGTCTCCAAGGGCTTGTGGCCAGCGCGATCAAGAAGATCACGTGCAGCGTCCAATCGCACCTTCTCTGACCTGGCCGTCCTGATCAACTGAAGAAGACACTCCCGCGCCTCTACAGCATCACTGGTGAATGCCTCACGGGTAATCTGATGGATGCGGTCCCGAATAGCAGGGTTGTGACGTAACCGAGATAACTGAACACGGAACTTGCTGCTCCCATCATCATCATAACCAGCTAACTCCATGGCAACGGTTGCAGCACCACCACGCTCAACAAAATGCCGACAGTAAGCCTCCTGCCGGTCGTTCAATGTAGACTTTAAGAAACGCTTCGAAACAGACGACATGACACCTCGCGGGTTTTCTAGCAGAAATGAGAGATGGGCCCTCTCTGTGATTTTAAGAAACAGAGTTCCCCCCCCTACCCCCTGTTTTGTGCAGCAAATCTTCCGCCTCGGAGGGAGTGTCTAGCGCACGCAGACCTTTCCTTTGGGTAAGTCAAGTGTGTACTAGCTCACCTCAGGAGTGTTTGCAAACATTTACAGGCTTTAGATAGGTAGCGAAAGTAACGGACGGCAGAGCTATCCTTACGCTGTGGCAGAGCGGAGCGTGCGATATAAGATACGGCACGTATCTGATCGGAACCACCATTCGGGGAAAACCTCTCTACAGACCATGTGCACCACCCCGTGCGTGTCACCCTTCTAGCCCGACTCCTAGAGTCGCCACTCGAATTTGTGCCATTTCTATGTCACTTCGTGTTCCTGAGAAGATAGCCACCAGGGTCGGTGTATAAACAGGGGCCGTGTCCTCGCCCCGCTAAGGAGCGGTCCTGCGGGCCGCACCACCCCCTGTTGACACCCCTAAGATCCCTGGAAGCTCCTATCTCATTAACCCGATAGCGTCATAAAAATGGGCAAATTCGGGACAACAAAGGAGTCCGGATAGAAGGGCAGCACACCCGAAGTGGTGAGGCGTACAATGGCCCGTAGAGAGGTATAGCCTCTTCCCGCATGGTGGCTCCGACCAGATACAAATATCTTAGATCTATTGTGTGGTTAGAGATAATTTGGGATTCATAACAACTTATCAACATAGGAGAAATTGAAATGTTTTTAGACTTCTGGAACTCAGTGTCAGACAAAATAAGACTTCGGAAAATTTCCAACCAGTTAACAAGACAGGAATTGGAGGAACAAGAAAGGACTTACCAGCGACACGCTCGTGAGTCACTAATAAAATGGAAGATGTACTCAGACATCAACAAGGAAAATGGACGATGACAGACAATCGAGTAGTGGAACTACTAGAGCTAATGGAAGCAGCTGACGAAGATAAGCTGATTGAAATAGCTCAAGAGCTTTACGTTCTAACAGAAAGCTATGAAACACGGTGGATGCTAGAAAGCATGTAGTGCCAACAACTTACTTTAATAAGGAGACGAGAATGACCTTAATATTCTGGCTAACAAATATGGTTTTCATAGGCATCATAACAACCCTGTTCTATTACATAGGATGGTGGGCAGTGCCTCTGATGGTAATGATAATGTCTACAGTCGCATCACTGGTGATGCATTTTGTAAATCCAACTCAGTAAAGAAGGGAACCACAATGACTGATTCAGCTACACAAGCGATAATCGAGGACATGGAACTCTACGGCTCAGGCGACTACGAAGTAGCGCCAACCCACGAAGAGCTACGATCCAGAGAATATCACATCATGTCTCTCAAATTCCAACAGAAGCAGCACATGACCTACACACAGAATGGAATAGAGGTCAACAAAGGTGAGCGAGCACTAGCCTACCACGTAGCTTATCTCCAAACAGATGCGGTAGGCCGCGCTCACTGGTTCGATAAGGCGAGAGATTGGCAGGACAGAATCCGTAGGATACACGGAAAAGCCGACAACGAGATCGGGAATGGCAAGCTAGAGCACGCCGACAACAGAGTTGCTGAAACTGAGGCCGAGATGGAGGAATGCGCTGCATTACTTGAAGCTGGCCTTGCAGCCTACAACGATATTGTCGGTTACGACTGGGTGAAGCCCACAAAGAATCCGCCTGTGACTAAGCCGCCTGTCATGGATCGCACAGCTTACGACGACAGAGACATGTCAAAAGCTGAGTTAACACGCGATAAGTTGCTAGGAGAAAGATCTAGCCCTGCTCCTTTCACAAAACAAGTCACGTCTTACAGCCAGTAACTAGCTGATCTCAAGTCGTCTCTAGCCACTCAATAGGTCTAAGATAAAGATTTAATATCAATAACTTAACCAAATTAGAGGAATAGCTATGAGATACGTTAGTCACGCAGGAAGAATAATCGGAGGTGCCACATTGCTAACAATACTGTTTTCAACAATCATATTCATACTACTAGCTCTCTAAAGAGGAGGTTGCCATGAAAAGGCAAGGCAAAATTATCGACATCACCATAGGCATAGCCTTCTTCGCTACGCTATTCGTCTCCATATTCAGCCCAATCTTTTGGTAATCACAAAGCCAAATCATTAACAATGGGGGAACAGTGAGATCACTGTTTTTTAGAAGATCCGACGTGAACGATAAAGGAGATGGTGGTGACAATGATATCCTTTCTATTGCGAACTGCAGGACAGACATTAATTTCAACTGGAGTGAGGTACGCCATAACCAATGAAAAATTACGAAATAAGATAGCCAATAGCTTTAAAAGATCCAAAAAACAGAAAACTACAGTAAAGGATTTAGAGAAAAGACTACGTGAAATAGATGGTTGGATAAACGACACTCACCAACGCTTAGACGAAATGGAGAACTACAATGCCGATTATTTCAAGTCTATGCGAGATAATATTCAGACCGAGATTCATGATTCAAAAACAGGGGAAGTACTGGCGGGTGATGATAGTCAGCCAGAACAGGATCTTCGGAGTGCAGAGGAGACCCATTGGGCCAAAGTTCGAAATGGTTGAAGACTGCGCAAAATTCCTTTCGGAAGTAAGCGTGAAATCCCGTATAGTGGAGGGCACGCGTAAGCAGGACGCTTAAATTCCGCAGAAAACTGGGATAAACACCCAGTCTAAAAGCAAGAACCACGTAAGTGGCGTTCCCTATAAATTCATACACATGGAGAATCTAAATGGATGAAGTAAACGTATTACCAACGGGTGAGTGGGAAGCGGGAGTGGCTGAAGTCACTCCTGAAAGCGATACATATTCGTATGATTACGGCACTGACGATGCATTCTTTCCGGTAGCCTCGACTCCAGTTCTGGATGACGACGGGCAACCTACCGGATACCAACGCATAAAGCGCACCGATACCGACAAGACACTGGCAATCCCCAAGATGGCCACAACGCTGACACCGTATGAGGTGAAGGTCGATATCCTAAAGACGGCCATCAGGGATTCGGAACTGAATCTAACCGGCATGACCGAGACAGTTAAGACCTCACATGGAGGTCGCAAATTATTTGTCGGGTTGGATATACCCGCAGAGAAGCAGCACATTGGCCACGACGACAACGTGAACCTCAGCATTAATCTATGGGATTCATATGATGGATCATGTGCCCTGATAGTGAAGGCAGGATGCTACCGATACAAGTGTTCCAACATGATGTTAATCGGCGAAACGATATCCGGTGTGCATAAAAAGCATGTCGGTGAACTTGTAGAAGACGAGATCTTCGCAGGCGTTGTAACTGCAATCGAATCTTGGAAGATCGAACGAGACAACTTTGAGTTATGGAATGACACCCCAATTTCTGAAGGGGATGCCTACAAATCTCTACTCAAATTCACGGATAAGCAGACTATCCAAGATCGTCTCTTTGCTGAATTCCGTAAAGAATCGGGATATGGCGCTGCCACCGTCTGGGATTTCGTGAACACCCTGACTGCCTGGGCAACGCACACCAAGGCAAGAAAGGGTACCGAAGGAAATTCCTTAAACGCCCGGAAAGACAGGCAATTAGCAGTCTTAAAGTTCCGTAATTCGGACCAATTTAAGAGTCTTACGACTGTTTAACATGGACGGGGGAGAGCAGAATCTCTCCCCCACACCGTGACGGAGCGCCCCATATGAAAGCACCCGAAGCAATTTTCAGGACTAAAAAAGAAGTCCTCAACGAGATTGTTAAAAATTACGACAACATAGGAACAGCAACGACGACTGGGTACAGTCGTTTAGACGAGGCTATGGGAGGAGGATTATACCAAGGTAAATTCTACACCCTTGCTGCCAGGAAAAAGACCGGCAAAACCATGATGTTAGGCTCTATTAGCCGTCATTTGAACAGATCTGGCAATGTCCATTTATGGATTGCCCTGGAAATGAACGGAATTGAATTAGAACAACGTCAAGTCAGCCGTGATTTGAAGATTAACCCGATAGCTTTTCTAAAGCACCGGGAGAAGGCTCTACGCGACAAGGTAGAGAAGATCGCCGGTAATGGTGTAGCCAACAATACAATCTACTGTGACTACCCAGGACTACGACTAGCCTACCTTAGTGAGGTAGTGTGTAACGCCGTAGAGAAATATGACGTGAGGGGAGTCATAATAGACTTCCTCCAGCTAATAGGCGGGGGGAAAGGCTCTGAAATGGCTATCCATCATGACGCCGTTGCAGTCGAATGCTCCAGATTAGCCAAACAACTGGGAATCTGGGTACTAGCTGCCGCACAATTGAACCAAGATCATAATCTGAGAGGAGGAGAAGGCGCATCCATAGCAGCCGATCAAGTATATCACCTCGAAAGATGCAACGGTCAGACGGATGCCTTATGGCTGAGTCTAACCGAGTCCCGATATACCCCATACATGGATATCGGTGGACCAGATAACCCTGGTTATATGATCAGAAGTGAAGGGCCATATCTGGAGGAAATGCCCCGATGACAGCAAGATCAAAGATAATAGGCAACCGCTGGGAGTCCAATGTCCTGAATAAATATCTGGATGCTGGATTCCAAGCTAAGAAAACCTATCAACCCGCACAATCAGCGGGACTGGACCCAGGAGATATCTACCTTACCGGACCACAGGGAGAGGTAATCAAGGTAGAGGTTAAGTACCGGAGAACCGGTGCAGGTTTCAAAACACTACGAAAATGGATCTATAAAAAGGATCATCTGATCCTCTGTGAACCATATGTAGAGCCCCTCGTAGTCCTTAGATTCGAGGACTACATCCAACTGCTAGGAGCAAACAATGACAGAAATTCATCCATGGAACGTATTAAGTAAGGTTCCATACGCAGACCACATCGAAAAAAAGGGGAACCTAAGCTACATCAGCTGGGCCTCTGGCTGGAGTATGGTCAAGGAAAGGTACCCGGAGGCCACCTTCCATAAGCATCTTTTCGATCAAGAAAATGGCTGTAAGCTGCCATTTATGAAGGACGACCAAGGGAATACTTACGTTGCAGTGAGCGTAGCAATCGCAACGGAAGAGATAACAGAGGTATTCCCGGTAACCGACTTCAAGAACAAGTCAATTAAAAACCCATCCTCACAAGATGTCAGCAATGCCCTCCAGAGGGCCTTAGCAAAGTGCTTTGCATACTTTGGACTGGGAATTCACCTCTATACAAATGAGGATATCCCATCTGAAGATAACGACTCGACACCATCAGAGCGAGTAATCAAGAATGCTGGATCTGAAATGAGTATCTCAGATATGCACAAGACTTTCTGCGACAATGCAATCGAGTACATCGAAACCATAGACAACATTCCTGATTTGACTCACTACTTCAATAGTGAAATCAAAGACAGGCTTCCTTTAATAGACGAGGAGGCCAAGGAACAAGGTAATAGGCTGAAGCAGTCTATAAGTAAGCGGAAAGAGTACCTCACGAAGGCAGAAGACATCCCCTTTGATTGAAAACCACGATAGGAGAACCAATCATGACAAAATTTACAGCTGAAGAGCGTGCCAGAACGGCACAAGACATGTACAATATGGAAAAAGCGGGCGGGGTCTATGTCGTGCCATGCCCGCACTGCGGTGGAGAGCAAAAATCAATACCCCACAATTACAAATCCATAGCAGATTTTTACACCTCTAAAGGAATTACCGTCAGCAGAGCTCTGGTAGAGACTATGGCAGAAGAGTACGCTGCATACCGAGATCTTATTCTCGGGGGGGAGGAAGGCACGTGACGAACCCATACAAAAATCCACTCCTGTACACATGGGCTGACCTGCGAGAGAAATACTCCTCTAAGAGCAAGGAGCAGGGGGCGTATCGCAATGACGACCCTGACACCAGCGTGAAGGCGGCGGAATCAGTGGACGCAACCAAACTCGAACGAATAGTGTTCGATTACATTTGCGTCACTGGTCTGACAGGAATGACCTCTGAGGAGATAGCCACAGCAAGTGGTATGGAGCTTGCATCCATTACGCCAAGACTGTCCCCTCTCGAACAGAAAGGATGGATCAACCGGACAGAAGATCGCAGACCCGGGAAAAGCGGACGCGGTAGAATCGTATGGGTTCGTAACCCGCAGCGTGTACAGGCTTTGCTAAACAAGTTGATATGAACACAATCCAACCCCAACCACGGAGGTATAATTATGACTAGTATCTATGTATGTAGCGGAAACCTGACACGTGACGCTACGATGAATACGACAAGCAAGGGAACGAAAGTCTGCGGATTCTCCGTAGCTGTTAATGTCGGCTATGGCGACAGGCAGACGACTCACTTCGTAGATTGTAGCATCTGGGCAAAGAGAG